CTCAGACGAGTTGATAGAGACCGACTGCATTCCAGCCGTAGTATACGCAACAATCTTTCCCAGACTTCCTTCAACTGTTGCTTGCTCATAACTAACAAGCCCACCAGCATCAGGAATTTCACGAAAAATCCAAGGCGCCGTAACGTTATTTGCAGAGTACGCCATTGCCACTGCATTACGACTACTAAATGCAACTACTCCGCCAGGCAATGGAATCAATGCACGAATTGGACCTTTAAGATCCTCAGGGATGCGAGCGTCTGCGCCACTCAGCGCGGCATTTTGAACAGAATTAAAGTTAAATACGCTAGCTGCACTCAATGGTGCCCAAGCAATTTTGAACCCTGACCACATAAGCAAATACCCAGCAGCCGCAGCAATTCCATCAATTGTGCCAGCTGTAAACTGTGGCGTAGTTGCTCCATTGTCAAGCTCAGTAATATAAGTACTAGCAGGTGCAAAAGTTTTTGTGACAGGATTCCAATAAAGCAAACTCATGTCAACAGGAGTTGCATCATTAGATTTAAGTCTGCTGAAGCACACAAACATCATGCCTTCAACAAACGCATAAGTTACACGACTATTTGCTGGATTGCTGCTTGCATGAAATGTTTTTGAATAAATAGTAGGAATAGTTACACTGCTCCAAGTGCTTGTGACCGTATCATAAGTGTAGTTTTTTCCCCCACCAGGGCTATACAGCACAACATTATCAGCCTCATCTCGGAGTGGAAAGATAGAATCAAAATCAGTGTTTGCAGTAGGCGCAATAAGTTGTGAATATCCCACCGAGCGAACTCCTGCCCCAACCGGCATAAAATTTTCACCATAAATAATTTGTGTCAAATCATAATCAGCACTTGCGCCACTGGCAACAAATCCGCGTGGAGAGCGCGGAGCTACATCTAGTCCAGGAATAAATACGGCTCGCGGTGCTTCTTTAGAAATAAATGGAAATTCCGCATTATTGAGCGGCAATTTGAATCGTTGGACTGCCATTTTACACTAGTCCTTTTTGCTTTAGCCACATGTATAGGCCAACAGAAATTACCCCAACGATCCAAAAAAGTTTACTAACCACACTTTTACCAACTTGTCGGTACATATGGTCAGTAAGGTCTTTCATGACTTTTTCTGCAGCCTTCTTTGCAGCTCGCTCTGCAATTTGTTCTATTTGTTCTTCTGTCAGAGTGGCTGGTTGCTGAGGAGGAACTTCTGCCATGATTTGTTAGATCAAGGGTTGGTGTAGATTTGTCCGTTGTCTGCTACAGTTACCATGCCAGCAGGAGAATATATGAGTGTATTAGAGTCTTGTATACTAGATGTGGGAAGTAGATTGAAAACGTTATATGGAGATTGTGCAGATGTGGTAGTAGGATTCGCGATGGTTATTGCTGACAACGACCCAAACGCAAATTTTCCAATATAAGTTCCGTAGGCGGGAAGATACGTGGCTCCAACAAGCGCAGTAGTGGATGTCTGCACGTTTTGAAGAGTTGCGTATATAGAGGAAAAAGTGCTATTCCAAATATCCACTCCAATAATTGAATATCCAGGAGAGGGGTTAAAATGAATTTGAGAAAATATACTTATTTGATGAGTTCCCCCGGGACCTGCACGATAGAACAATTTACGTCTATTAATTGACGCGTTATTTATATTCCCACCAGTATATATAGATGTCAACGCAGCTGCAGTTGCTCCCGTGTATACTTCATATTCAGCCGTTGTCGAAGATACTCGCACATCATAATAAGATCCAATCTCTGGAGAATATAGCAAACTTCCCGGCCTATACCCAGCGATTCCCGTATAACTAGCCACAGTCCAAGTAGCGCCAGTGGCATCATTTGAGTACGCTCTATTGGACCAAGCAGAGATAATAAATTTTGAAAACCCGCTGCACCACTCCACATATCTAGGTTCAGAAAGTCCTACAGGATTATAAAAATTAATACTTCCTACAGACAATGTAGGATTTACTGTCCAAATAGTATTACCAAATGATGTGGTAGTTCCAACAATTACAACTACACTACCACTAGAACTGACGTCATAAAAAGTTGCATTGCTTGATGTATATCCACTCCAAGTCAGTAGATCTAGGGAAGTGGCAATAAATGCAGCCCCACTAGATGTAACTCCCCAGATATAATATCTTCCGCCTGTATATTTAATTCCACGAACGGCAGTAGCAGAAAACGCAGTTCCTGCATTTACTCCTGCACGAAGTGGAACCCTAAGCGGATTAAACCCAGGGCCAAAAAATCTATTTCGAAGCATTACACTGCCCCACCAAGTGCAACACCGTAAAGCACACTAGCAATTTTGAACACGTTAACAAACGTAACGCCTGTAGTACCAAGCGTGGGGGTAAGTGCATTCACCCACTTAATACCAGCGGGCCAAGTCATTGTGTATCCCCCGGTGTTAGTAATACTCAACAATTTATTTGCGCCATCTGGCAATGAATCAGTAATAGTAGTGTTACTAAGCATTGCTATGGTGAGCGTATCTGGGGTAGCAACACTGAGAGCAACAGGCGTACTTGTAACAAGCCCCCAAGTAGCCGTGTTTTGAAACACTCTCCAAGCTACCGCTGCGGCATCATAAATCAAAAAATTGTAAGAAGTAGTATTGTAGTAAAAATCTCCACTGACAAGTGCATTGCCTTGCAAATCAGTAGTCGGGTTAGATGCTTGTGGCCCAAGATAACTACGAATAGCATTAATAGATCCTTTCAGCGCACGAAATTCCGCAGCCGCAGTGCCTGCAAATTCACTGTCAGCAGGTTGTGCAGCATTTACTGGATCAGGTGTGTACGGCATTTTGTGTCCTTGATGAATTACGCGACATTACCGAGCAAATGTGAATCAATCAGCATCTCTCGAAATGCCTTTACGTGCGTGTCTTGAAATTCTTTCGCCGCTTCCAAAAATCCTGTACGTGCAAACACGATTCCGGCCGCCCACATGGCAAGTTCGTCAGGATAAGTGTCAGCAATCCAACTAGAATATGTCAACTCAGCAGTGTTTGGATTTTCGAAATAATACGCAGTGGCCACACCAGTAGCAGACTGCGGATAAATGCGCAAAGTTGCGCCAATAAGAGTATAGATAGACAACCGACGATTGCCATCACTATCATAAATATCGTCAGCATCTCGATAAGAAAGAATCTCCGTAGGAGTGCTGTTAACAGCGTCAATACTTTGAACAAACTTCAAGCTCCGAAGTCTAGTCAAAGTATTTTGGATATTTGGGAAATCATAGAGTACAGAGGTTGAGAGCGGAGTATAAGTAAGATTGTAAGTGGTAAGGTCACGAGGAAAAAAATCAACATGATGAGCCCTGAGAGTTGCAGACTTGATTGCAGCTTTTGTAATGGCAGAGACATCTGGCCGGCGCGTCTGCGCCGTCACCAGACTTTCCATTTCAGCAAACGTAGTCATGACAATCTCTCAGGGTAAAGTTATTGGTCAGTAACCAATTAAGAACTGACTTTCCCAGCAGTATCCGCAGCAGCCTCAGCAATAGTCTTTTGACTTTGCTTGATATTTTCTGCGACAACTGCCTCAGTGTAAATCATGCTCGTGGGCTTATTTGCCACAGCATCCAATTGTTGGATGATTTCTGGATCGCTAGTAATAAATTGCCCACCAAGAAAACTAAGTTCAAGCCCATCGGGCATCATAAAATTTGCTCCAGGGATCATATGCTTGTAGACTTTAGCGTTTGGATCTGCCAGAGCTGCCGCAGTGGTAGCAATGATTTCACCCGACCGAAGCACTTGCGGAGCTTCTTTTACGACGCCAAGATTTTGCAGAGAGTGTGCAGAAGATACAGCACCAACAGCCATGATAAACTCCAGTTTGCAGAAAAGTTGTTTTGATTTACAGGAAAAAAGACAGGCCAGCTTGCTGGCTGGCCCGTCTCGTACGTTTAGCCGGTAATCAACCTAATTCGATTGATTTCCTGAACAAGCTGCGTTGCAGCCAGTTCATCCACCGTGACTTGGCCAGTCGTAGCGTTAGGAGTCAGAACAGTGGCAGCACCACCAGTCCGAATCGTAATGCTAGAGATATAGCCAGGATCAGTGGAGACCATTCCGGGAGGATTCACTTGAATCACAGCCATGATTGATCTCCTTTCTGATTAGCCAGCAGCAGCAGCCGTGAAATTGTACAGGATACCGAACGCAGCCGGGTTCTTGATCGTGCAAGTCAGTTCCGTGGTCAGCGTACCACCTTGCGCGTCAATGCCGTTATCAACCAGAGCGCCGCTCTCGTTGTAGCCAGCATCACTGGTCTTACGCAGGTAAGCCAGAGAGAATGCGTTCAGATCGCAAACAACCGCCATCTTCGCCCAGGTAGAGGCACTACCATAAGCGTTAAACAGCGGATGCTCGATAATCTCGAACGTGCCACGAGGCGTGCGCATCATGCCAAGTTGCAGACCCCAGCTGGTTTCCGTCGTATAGATTTCATACGTGGAATTCAGTCGCGCGATATTGTGGAGAATACGGCGAGCCGTACCACCAACAAACATCGTACGAATATTGCCACCCTTCGGATCAGTGACAGTTTGCAGCGTCTTGTCCAGCGCAGCTTCCAGCTGAGTCCAGTTAGTAGTAGCACCAAGCGTGGTGATATTACCAGCAGCAGCGGAAGTCACACGGGCAATAATGCCTTCCATCGTATGAAGCGGCTGACCATTCTTGGTGCCCATGAACTTCTGACCGAAGAACAGAGCCTTTTCAATGGCCATTGCGTGCAATGCAGCGCAATCTTGCTTGCTTTCACTGACGTAGCCAGCACCAGCAATCTGCGGAATAGCAGCAGCAGTCTTGGTGACAGCCCAGCTATTACGGAAGATTTGCGTGTTGTTGACGTAGCGATCAGCAATGATGGCAACTGCCGACGGACGGGTAGAACCTTCTTCGAAGGCGTTACCAATCGTAAACAGATCGTCATCATCCAGCAGCGCAGCAGCCGCCACGGAACCAACAGCACGGGTAACCGTAACACTGGTAGCCGTAGGCGTTGTGAGCACCATCATGATTTCACCAGTTCGATCAACTCGAACCAGATCACCAGGAACAATATTATCGTAGGTATCCACGGTGAACGCGGTAGCACCAGCAACATAGCCACCGACGTTATTGATCTTCAATTGCGGGAAGATCATCGTCTTCGAAAAATAGCCATGCTCAATGTTGCTGGCAGTTTCGTCACGGAGCAGCGACGTCAGGCCAAACAGCGGAGCAGTACCATTCGGCATCAGCCGAGTGATAGCTTGCGCAAAACTTACCGCATTAAGATTCGACGGTGCGTTTGCAGAAGAAAGAAGTCCAACAGCCATTTCAGTTCCTTTCGCGCAGATGCGCTTAGTTTAGGTACGAAGAAAAATCAGTTTCTTTTGGAGTATTAGCAGCTTGAGCAGCTGTACGCTTGGGAGCAGTAAGTACATCAGCCACTTGAGTGAAGTACTGTTCTGCTTGCTGTTGCACCGCTTCCGGTGTAAGTTGAGGATTGGACTGAGCAATTTGCATCTTTACGGCATTTAGCATGGGAGCTACAGCCGGATGCGCCAACGCTTCATGATTAGTATTCTGAGTCTTGATCTGGAAATTGCGAATACGCGAATCCAGAGTGCCATTCAAACGTTCCGCAGCAGTGCGGGCGCCATGTTCAACAAGGCCGTGAGAGAGTTGTGCAGCCGCCGCAAATGCTTCACGCGTTGCTGCATTGATAGCATCGGAAAATGCCTGCGCATCTCCAGACATGGCCTTTTGTACAGTTTCAGGCGCAATGTTTGCCGCAAAATTAATATTTGCAAGTTGCTGTCGAAAAGTATTTGGATCCAGCGGACCAAGATAGGGGTCAGACAACGTAGGAGCCTTTGGCGCGTTAGGATCAACAGGCCTAGGCTTAAAAATGTCAGCAAACCCATCAAGCGGATTAGCTACCGGATTATTCATCGTAGCAGGATCTGCACTTGGATTTGCAGGAGCAGCTTGTTTACTTGCAGGCCCACCAATTGGAGCAGGCGCAGGAGCAGCTGGTGTGGTTGGTACAGTTGATGCAACCATCTGTGGTTGCGGAGCTGCAGGCGCGGGTGCAGGAGCGTTAGCCTTGCCAAAGATGCCAGGAAGAAATGCCATGATAAATTACCTTTTTGGAGATTAAGAGCCAGAAGACTCAGTTGCAAGAGCTGTAAGCAGCTCGGATTGAAGCTCTTGATACGCCGAGACAAAATTTCTCAACTTTTCATGAGCTAGAATTGCCTTAACTTGTTCCGCTGGATTGGAACTATAAGGCAGATCACCCTCAACGAGGGCACTTGCATATGCTTCAATTTTGTTTTGAAGATACGCAAGGAACAGAGGAGAGACTTGCATTGCAATTTTCTCGTCCTCTGGACTCAATGTCAGGCGGCAGAATTTGCTACCTGTGTCAAATGTAATTGCGTTGGTGCGCATGATTTGGTTAAATGATTATGCCATAGGTGCCGCAGGCTGTGCCATTTCTGGCGGATTCTGAGCAACCGCGGTTTGTTGTACAGTTTGCAAGAACTGTTGCTGTTGCTCAGGACTACGTTTGAAATCTTCCAGCCAATACGCTCCTTGCAATTTAGCCCAGTACAAGAACATTCCCATAATATCGTACTGCGTACCAACTGCCGGCAGCGCCTGAGCTGTTTGCAGGAACACAGTGAGAAGATTAGAATTGAGCATCTTGTCTGCTGGCAAAAGTCCATCAGTGAGTTTGAACTCAAGAATTGCTTGCCGCAGTGCAACTGGATCCACCACAACTTCTTGCCGCTGTTCACGGTTAAGAATAGTTGCTGACGGTTGATATTGCAATGTATTAGATTTAACAACTTCCTTCAGCGGAGTCATAAATTGATGTTCAATAGAAAGGGAACAAAGTTGTTGGCGCGAATTAGAGTTGAGCATCGTGGTCTCAAACTCAGTCTTCGTCTTGTTGCCTTTCTGGAATTGGCCTCTATCAACCTTGTTCTGCCCGGTAGCCTGGTCTGCCATTGCAGAAATCATTTCTGACATCTGAATGTTGGTGCCAGAATTATCCTCTCGATAAGGAATCTGATAGATGGCGCGGGCCATCGTATTGTCATCCTTAGCCAGAGATGCATTGCGCAGCGGAATACGGGAAACACTGCTGACAGCGTCAATATCCTTTTTATCAATAAGCCGAGGATTATAAATCAGCCGATCAAAGACAAGTCGACGCTTGGATTCTAGGCTAATATTCCACAGCGAAGAACTCATGTCTTGGAAGGGCAACGCGTTATCCAGCATGGACTGCGTCTGATACCCAAGGCCATCTTCATACGGCTGCATAATAAAGCAAGGCAGCGTATCGTAGCCAACATTAAGTTCTTCTGCAAAAATCACTACCTGCCAATTGACGATGATGGCATGGTAAATTTTGATTTGATTACCGCGGGCTCCGAAATCAGATGGCAGCGCACGGCAATAAAAATGCGTGATGAGATAATGGTCACGGTATTCCAGTTTATTCCGACTGCTACCAGGAAGCCCCATCCACTGTCCCCAGTTGGCAACACCATACTGGGCTTGGGAGAGATTTAGATATTGATTAATTTCTGGAATGTAATAACTCAGTGCACTAGTTTCATCCATTCCGGACCCAGAGAACTGAGACTTAAATGCATCAGCTGCACTCGTAGTTTTTTGGCTATCAAGAGTTGCGAACAATCGTTTGAGTTGCACTCGACTGACAATCTTATTATAGCCAAAATATTCTCCCTCAGTATGCAGCTGGGCCGGAGGAACTGTCATATCCATGAAGCAATTGTACGCATCAATGTGTTCAATGCAATTGCCGCCATAAGAATATTCTCGCAACGCAGCCAATCCTGCAGAACTGATATTTGTGTCAGTGACAATAGATTTTAGCGGAGTCTTTTTCCAACTAACAACAGCAGCACCAAAATTATATTTAAATCCGTCACGAAAAACTTTAATTAGCTCTCGTGCCCATCCATATCGTACAGCCTGGTCTGCTAGCGCAGTCTCAAACTGCATTGCTTGATCTTGGTTTTTAGGATACGAAACAACACCAAAAATGGGATAAGACGTCAAATATACCCCAGCTTGATAAGCCACAGCAGACTCAATCTGAGGCATGACAATAGGAACTGTCATATCTTGAATCTTACGAGCATCACCCATCATATTAGCCCGAACGGCTTTGATGTGTTCTGCCGTAGTATTAAGTTGTCGCTGATACGCACGATCGCGGTATCGCAGCAGCGATCTAAAATCTGCCAAGTAACTTGACCCAATACGCTCTGCGCAATTGCGAGCATAATTAAGCAGCTCTTTACGCTGCTCAAGGTTAAGAGTGTTGACAAGAGAGATGCTCGTTGCCATTACAGTGTCCTATTTGGTGTTTGGTTTGCAAGAAATAAACATTAAAAAGGAAGTGCCAGCGCATTTGCGTGGCTTGCAACAGCATTATCGTCACCAACGTCAAAAATGTTTTTGACAATCAGCTCTGGGTAATCCCGCATCAGTTCCTCTACATATCCAATTGGATCAATTATATCATCTGTATTATTAATTTTAAGAGGGTTCCAATCCATAATCTGCGCCAAAACAGCACTTCGCACATTCGGATGGAGATA